GCGAAGAACACCTTCACGCTGGGGCGCGCCGACTACCAGCGCCAGTACGAGCCGATGCTCTACGGCTGGCCCGAGGGCGGCAAACGCCACTGGTGCGGCGACCGTGACCAGGGCGACGTGTGGCAGATCAAGAAACCGGTCAAGAACGATCTGCATCCGACGATGAAGCCCGTCGAGTTGGTTGAGCGCGCCATCCGGAACTCTAGCCGCCCGGGCGACACGGTGCTCGACTGCTTCGGTGGGTCGGGCACGACGATGATCGCCGCAGAGAAGTCGGGTCGGTGCGCACGCTTGATGGAACTCGATCCGAAGTACGTGGATGTGATCGTGCGCCGATGGCAGGACCACAGCGGAAGGAAAGCCACCCGTGAGTCGGATGGCCTACTCTTCGGCGAGTAACCGGCTATCCGATCTCTTCTCTTAGGTCACGCACTATTGCGCCGAGATTAGTGCCTTGCTCATCGCTCGGCGGCGAACAACTAGGCACGCTGTCAACATGACGGCAAGCAGCGGAAGTGATTCGGGCTCCGAAACGGGGATGCTCAATACTTCCGACATTGCGTAAAAGGGCAGCGGGAAATGCGCGGTATAGCGGCCTCCGTAAAGCCCGATCCAAGTATCGGCAGTGGACGCGGAACTGCCGGTTCCGGGCTGATACGTACCTAGGAAACGGCCAGCCAACCCTGATGCGTAGGTGCCAGACCATACCTCGACGTTAACCGGGAACCCATGCTGGTCTATCGCAAGCGGGGCATCAACGTCACCGTCCCACAGGTCCGCATAGTCATCGACCAGCTTCGTCCCGTTCAACAGGAAGGTTGGGATCCCAGGGAAGTCTGCTGGGCCGGACCCGGTGTGGTCTCTGGCAGAAACGGTTGCCGTCGATGCAATCGCTCGCCATGAAATAGAACCGAGGGCGGCCTCAGTGCGCGCTTCGGCCATCACGAAGGCGTCGTAGTCAGCGATATTGGAGGACAGAGCATCGTGGACGCCCGCCGTCACAAAGGCCAAACGGTAGTGCGCGCCCGGGGGTAGGAACGTCGGCGTCGTGATAGGAGCCGCGAGGCCTAGAGGAGCGGCTAGGACAAGCGAAGCCAGTGCCAAGGGTGCCAAAAGGGCTGCGCACGGGCTCGACGATTGTCGACCAGATGCGCCGCAGACGTGATGTGTCATGGTCGGGGGATGCCTCGCGTTTGCAGAGCCGAAGGATCGGCAGGTACGGACAAGCAATCCAAAGGGAACGAGTAGTGTATGTTGCTCCGTCGTCAGGGGCAATTCTGATCTTGCCTCGCGGCAAACAACCCATATGCTTCAGCCCCCAAACGCCCACACAGAGCGTTGTTGATCGGCAACTGCGATGCCTGGTGCTCTCGGCACACCGCTTCTTGCACGACTTGAGTCTGGGCAGGTCGAGCAGAGGGTCGCGCGAGGTTTGATTTCCGGCTGGATCAGGCTGCCAGTTCTTCGACGATCGCGCAGTGAATCACGAAGCCCGTCAGGTAGGGCAGTTTCCGGGGGATGCCGTACTCTTTGGCGGTGCGGCGATCGATTCTCCAGCCCATCCACCGGGCAACCGCGGTGTCGATCGCCTGCTGGAGAGGGTGGCCACACAGCATTTCGTTGCGCACGTCGTCCGAAAAATGGCGCCCGTGGCGGCTGTCGAGAAACAGTCTGACCGATTCGAGGGACTCGCCGGTGGCGTTGGCGATGGCGGTCATGGCGATCGGCCAGGCCGCTTCGGCATCCTTGTTCATGGCGCCGAAAAACCCCCAGGCTTCGTTCCGGCTGCTTGGGATGGTCGTGTGGATCGACTGGGTGGTCATGTTGGTCTCCTTGCGGTGGTGGGTGGCGACACCTGTAGTAACGCGCTCTTTGAGCAGGAAGCCAAGCTTAATCTGGCCTCCTGCTCGCCGAAACTCACCGCAGGGCGTCGGCTCGCATGAGTTGGGCTTGTGCGCTGGCAAACAGATCGAGGCGCACGTTGCTGGCGACGTAAGTAGCGAGATGGTTGAGCGTCCAGTTGAGCACGTTGGCCTTGTCCTTGAGGCCATCGACTTCCTCGTACTGCGCGATGTAGCGGTCGAGTTCCGCGAGGCCGCGCTCTAATGTGGCGCGGGCATTGGTCAAGGCCTCGCGGCCCTGAGTCTCGGCGTAGTCGGCGATGTAGTCTGCTTGGTTCATTTGGCGTCTCCTGGTTGGCGCTGCGTTGATGACGACTCTATGAACGCGCTTTCCCAATCAGAAGCCAAGCGAATCATCGAACATTCCGCGATCGCCCGCTTGGCCCCCGGTTCTCAGCGGCGACCCGTCACGGCGGCGAGCTTGGCCCGTGCCCCCTCGCTTTGCCAATCGCAGGAATCCTTGCCGCTCTCGGCTTCGGCGGTCCAGCGGGCCAGAATCTCGGCGTCGGTCCAACCCTTGGCAAGCAGGTACGCGTAGTCGTCTGCGTTGTAGTTGGGGTGGTTCAGGATGGCGGTGGGGGTCATGGTGGTCTCCTTCGGGTTGATCGTTGCGACACCCGTAGTAACGCGCTGTTCGATGGCGAAGCCAAGCGGATTGTCAATCTTTCTGTCGGGCGCGCGGCGAACGCGCTCTTGCCGTCAGCTGTGCCTGGCCGCACGGCTGGCCCCGTCCCGCCGTGTGGCCCCCAGGCTCGGTGGATGCCTTGTCGGTTGACGAGGCGCCTTCAGCACCACGTGACGCCAGACCGCAATTCGTGTGCAACGGCCAGCAGGTGGAAGACTTCCCGGAGGCGGCGGACCACGCCCTCTTGATCGATGCCCGGGTCAATGAGGCGAACGCCGCGCTGGATCGTGGGCTGACCGTTGATCTCGACGAGGCGCGTCGGGCCGCGGGTGTCGCTCGGTGCGACGGTCGGGAACGCGCCGGCCTGATGCAGTACCTGCAGCGCCCGCTGGCGAAGGCGCGGCAAGTCAGCGACGTCGATCTCGCCGTAACCCTCGCTGACGTCGATGCCGATCGCACCGAGGACGATCGCTGCGTTACGGTTCGTGTAGTTGAGGCTGGCCTCGGGTTTGGCGTTGATGATAAGGCTGATGCTCATGGCGGGCTCCGGGTCGATCGTGTATCAGTGGCCGCGCAGGACTTTGATGCCCTCGGTGGCCAGGGTCAGCGCGGCGCTGGCGAAGAGCGTCTCGGCGAGCCACGGGCAGTCCTTGCCGTCGTCGAGCAATTCGTCGATGGCGTCTCTGGACTTCGCGCGCATCGCGGCGCAGGCGGCTTCGAGTTGCTGGTCGCTGGCGGTCCTGACTTCCGGGCACAAGCGCACCAAGGTGGTCAGGGCGGCGTTGGCCAGTTGCTGACCAAGGGTGTCGAGGGTGGCGGTGTTCATGCGAGGGCTCCCGGTGCGTGGATGACGACTACATGAACGCGCTGTTCGCCGTAAAAGCCAAGCGTTTCATCTCGCTTCGTCGGTGGCGCCTGCGATGGCACCGGAGCGGCCAGCCGCACGACGCTGGCCCTGTGACGCGCCCCGTCGCGCCGTGTGGCGCTTCGATGCGGTCGGCCGAGTCCCTGACCAACCGCGTGCGCACGCGCGCCCAAACGCAACAACGCCCGGTAACCCGGGCGTCTCGGGGTTTGGTTGGTGGTCAGGCGACCAGTTTCTCGGCCAGCTGGTACGCGTGATCCTTGAACCTCGCCCCCGGGCCAAACCAGGCGGCGTTCAGGCGGTTGTCCTGCATGCGGCCCTTCTCGTGGTCGATGTACTCGGTGGTGGCGTTCAGAAGCCCCCACAGCGTCTGGTCGATGGCGTCCTGGCCGCCGCCCTTCTGCGCGCCGGCGAAGAGTTCGGTGATCCGGCGGTAGCCCTTCGATTTTCTGACCTGCTCGGGCGAGTAGGTCTGACCGTAGGGCATGAAAGGTTGGAAGAGGTCCAGCAGCCAGGCGTCGGTCTCGGCGTCGGTCAGCTTGCGGCTGGCCATCAGCCCGGCCTTGTGCTGGAACTCTTCCCAGGCGTCCAGCGCGATGCCCAGGTCCGCCCGCACTGCTTTGGCGTCGAAGATCGCCTGGTGCGAGATGGTCACCTGCTTCTGCGCCGAGGCGTTGCGCAGGCAGGCCTGCAGCGTGTTGTTGCAGGCCACCCGGACCGTCGTGAATTTGGCGATGGTGGCCATCGTGCCGTCGTAGGAGGTGGCGAGCAGCAGGTAGGGGGCAACCTCGTCGTCGAGGATGCGGGCGTTGTCGCCGACGCGCCCGAGTGCCCAGATGCGGCGTCCTTCGCTCAGGGCGCCCACCGTCTCGATGGTGAACTGCCCGGCGTCGGCGAGTTTGCCAAAGAAGTTCAGGACATCGGCGGGCTGGACGATGCGGTAGTCGGCGCTCACCACGCTCAGGGGTGCGCCGGAGTCGCTGCGGTAAAGGACGTGCCTGTCGGCGCAGGTTTCGCGCTGCCCGGTGACGGTGCTGTCGAACTGGACCGCGGCGCGCAGCGCCTGCCATTCAAGTCTGGCGGCCTTCTGCCAGGTGGCGACGTCGGCGGTGGGGTCGACCGTCTGGCCGAGGCCGTGCCAGGGTGTGTCGGTGCCGGTGGCGTAGGCGATGGCGGCTTGGCCGGTGGTGAAATCGATCTGGTGTGCCATGGTGCTTCTCCTTCGTGGCGTGGTTGATGACAAGCACATGAACGCGCTGGACAACACCGAAGCCAAGCGTTTTCTTAGTCTCCTTTCGTTTTATCGTCGCCGTGGCCCAGATGCAAGAACGCCCGGTGGCCCGGGCGTGGGGTGAGGTGGTGGCGTTTCACACCATGTGGCGTGGGTTGCCCGTCAGGATTTCGAGCCAGTCCTGGACGAAGGCGTCGCCCTGCACGCCCTGCCGGCGAACCTCACGCACGCGGGTCAGGGTGAGATTCCATTCTTGGGCGATGCCGCGGATCGTCTTGCGATGCCGGCGCATCAGGTACCGGATGGTCTGGGCACTGAGGGTGTTCATGGAGGTCTCCCGGTGGCGTTGATGACGATCGTATGAACGCGCTGTTTGGTGCCGAAGCCAAGCGCCATCTCAAGCTTTCTTCGACACCCTGGCGTTTCACACCTTCGCCTCGGTCATGCGCAGTCCTTTGATCTGCACCGGAGGGCGGCGCTCGTAGGCGTCGGGTCGCTCTTCGAAGTCGGCGATGACTGCCTTGAGCACGGCCTGGAGGTAGCGTTCCGGCTTGCTGTAGCGCCTGAGGCAGTCGAGTTGCCGGGCGGTCGCCGTGACGTGGAACCACTGGTCTGGCGTCACCGTGTCGCACAGCTCGCACCAGACGGTCACGCCGTACTGTTCGACAAAGGGCTTCGCGCCGGAGAACACGGTCGGGGTCGTTTGCGGGTAGCGCATGCGGGTCATTGCGCCACCTCTCCGATGCGGTAGACGCGATCGCGGCCAGATGCCTTCTCGGAGGTGATGGTCAGCCCCAGCTTCTTCTTGAAGGCGCCCGCGAAGGTGCCCCGCACCGTGTGCGACTGCCACCCGGTGGATGCGCAAATTTGCGCAATTGTCGCGCCCTCGGGGCGCTTGAGCAGGGCGATCACCGCCGCCTGCTTGCTGTGCTCGCGGGTGCGGGGCTTCGCCGTCGTCGCTTGCTTCTCTGCCACCCATTGCGCCTCGGTGGCCACCAGGGCGGCTTCCACCTCCGGGTCGGGATGCGTGCTCGGCAGTGCCACCGGGACGCGCCCCAGGGCGTCGTAGCCCCCGGGCGAGATGAACCAGTCGGCGTCGCTGTCGGTGATCAGCGCCTTGTTGGAGAGGCCCTCGATCACCTTCTTGCGGGCGCCGCCCTTGACGTTGTCGGGGAACCAAGTGACACGGCCATCGGGTTGCTCGGCGGCCTGTTCGAGAACCAGGCGCTGGGTGTCGGTGAGTTCGGATCGTCGTGCTCATGTTGATCTCCTTGATCGGGGTTGATGACGAGCACATGAACGCGCTGTTCAATCACGAAGCCAAGTCTTCCCAACCAGAAAGATGCGAATGCCCCTACGTGCCCCAACGCCCTGCCGACATCCGGGTTGCGGTGCGGTGCTGACTACGCCCGGCTACTGCGACACGCACCGTGCCGATCACCGGCAGTGGGACAGCAATACGGGGAAGAGGCAGCGACAAGAGAAACGTGCCCTGCCCACAAACAGCGCCGCGTGGCGAGGCCTGCGCGCTCGGCTTCTGCGTGAGGCACCGCTATGTCAGGAGTGCCTGCGGCTCGGTGTCTTGTGCGCCGCCAGCGTCGTCGATCACATCGATGGCGATAGCCACAATAACGACCGATCGAATCTGCAGTCGCTCTGCAGTCGCTGCCACGCCAGAGTCACGGCGAGGCACGACGGCGGCTTTGGCAACCCGAACCGGCGTCGCCAAGCGGACCGAGACTGCTGAGCGTGTCAGCGTCGGTCGATGGCCACTCGATGTCCGGCTGCGCACGCACGAAGCAAGGCCAGATCATTCGTTCATCATCACATTATACGTGCAGCATGCGCGGAAAATGCCATTTGTTTAGATAGAGAAGTCCAGATTCGCGAAACGACTCGGCTGCAGACCCCTAGGGGCCTAGGTTCTCTACAATGGCATATGCTGTATGCGTGCGCGTGGTCAATTTTTTGTGCGTGCAAATTAGAAAACTTTTTTTGCGGGGAAATGGCGCTTGAGCATTGATTTCATTGGGGTTTTTGGCAAATCGAGAGGTGCCAAATCCGGCTCGATTTCGGCCGAAATCGGTGCGAAAGGACCATTTCGCGGGGTGATTTCGTATGGCCGCTCCCGGACGTAAGCCCCTGCCCGTGGTCGTGAAAGAGATCAAGGGAACGCTGCAGAAGTGCCGGACCAACGTGCGCGAACCGAAACCGACGACGGCCTTGTGCACCCCGCCCGAGTACATGTCGGACAGCGCCAAGGAAGCGTGGAACTACGCGGTGGCCAATTCGCCACCCGGTTTGCTGTCGGCACTCGACGGCGCGGTGCTGGAGCGCTGGGCGAACTGCTCCGGGATGTACCGCGAGGCACTCTCCAAGATCAACAAGGCCGGTGTCTCCGGAATGATGATCAAGACACCCAGCGGCATTCTTCGACGCTCGCCCCTGATGGACGTGATTCGGGATCTGGCGTTGGAGATGAAGGGCTACGAGGCCGAGATGGGATTCACCCCGGCGGCGCGCTCACGCATATCGCTGCCGGCGGAATCGACGACCGAGTCGGATCCGTGGTCGGAGATTGCCGGATGACGGCCAACCGCAGTTACACGACGATCGCCCGCCAGTACGCCAAGGCTGTCGTCACCGGCAGGGTTCTCACCGGCAAGTGGGTGCGCGAGGCCTGCCAGCGGCAACTCGACGATCTGGCGCGCTTCACGGGCAAGGACAGTCCCTACCGATTCAACCCAACCCTGACCGACAAGTTGGGGCGCAGTTTTCGGCCTGCCGACAACCTGTGCGCCTTCATCGAGCGCCTGCCGCACGTCAAGGGGCCACTGGCGGGACAGCCGATCCGACTGGAGCCCTGGCAGGTGTTCATCCTGACCACCGTCTTCGGCTGGGTGAAGCCCGATGGCAAGCGCCGCTTTCGCCGGGCCTATATCGAAGTGCCGCGCGGCAATGCGAAATCGACACTTTCCTCCGCCCTGGCCCTGTACATGCTGGCCGCCGATGGTGAAGGCGGCGCCGAGGTGTATTCGCTGGCGACCACCCGCGACCAGGCGCGCATCGTCTTCGGCGACGCACAGACCATGGCCCGCGAGTCGGCGGGGTTTCGGACACTCTTCGGCGTCGGCGTCGAGGCGCACAACCTGCACGTGCTGGCCACGGG